GTTCATTGGGATTTGAAAATTCAAAGCCTTCATTAAGACCTTGGCGCACATAGTCTACGGTCATGTTTTTGAGATAGATATCGTCTTTGTGATTGACCAGCACCACAAAATCAGGTTGTGCGTAGTTGGTAACATAGGGCTCGGGCTGGTATTCTCGAACATATTCTAACACATAGGCCAGTCCCGAGCAACCGGTAGTTTTTACCCCAAGACGAATGCCAGCATAACCTTTGGCTGTGACAAGTTTTTGTATTTTTGTCCTAGCTGTGTCACTGAACAGGATCATGCTTTTTGCGATAGTCTGCTACAGCGGCTTTGATGGCATCTTCGGCAAGGATTGAGCAGTGGATTTTGACTGGTGGGAGAGCAAGTTCTTCAGCAATTTGGCTATTTCGAATGGATCCTGCTTCTTCAAGTGTTCGACCTTTGACCCATTCCGTAACGAGGCTAGAACTCGCGATTGCACTTCCGCATCCGTATGTTTTGAATCTTGCATCTGTGATAATTCCATCTGTTACTTTTATCTGTAACTTCATTACGTCACCGCAGGCAGGCGCACCAACCATGCCGGTTCCAACGGAGTCGTCAATTTCAAATTTACCCACGTTACGTGGATTCTCGTAATGATCGATCAACTGCGGTGAATAGGCCATATAATTTCTCCAATTTTAATTAAATCTCGCGATCCAGAAAGTTGCACCTTCGGGACCATACTTTTCACTGTGCCACACATGACTGTCGTACCCAAAGCTGTCGCCTTTGGTCAAGTGTCTTGTGACTCCTTCTATACTTAGCCACATTTCGCCCTGAGCCACATGTGCTTTGGCTCCGAATGGGTGTTGGTGATTACCAGACTCATGATTGGCCTCCCACTCTCGAACCAACACTTCGTCAGCACCTTGGCCTAGTGCCCACTCTCGAAATTCGTCAAATGTTAGTTCTATGTCTGTGTTCATTGTGAGCAAGTCCTTGTTCTAGTAATTGTGCCATCGTGATTTTGAACTTCTGTCCACGCAGTACATTGTTGACTTTGTCCATAATAAACTGTGGCCGGAGCCTGTTGCACTATAACAGGTTGTTGTACCACTACAGGAGGATAGTTTCGAGCTATTTCATAACCAATCACGCCACCAATAATGGTAGGTGCTACCCAGCCGTAGTTGTATCCTGGATAGTATCCATGATGATGGTGGTGCCTAAAACCTGGTTGTGCCTGGGCTGATAGTGAGCCAGCGAGTAAAATTAAAGCGATGAGTTTTTTCATATACGCCTCCTACAGTAGAGTATACTATATTTAACGTTTCGTGTCAACCTTTGGTTGACTGGTTTGGTTAGACGCCGCGGTCTCGATTCATGGCCGATTTGGCAGCACTTGCCACAATGTCTTGCGCTTTGTTCACCGGCATGGCAACGTCTGGTTGGCCAGCACCTTTGAACATCAATACGCCTGTGTTTGGATCCATGGGTTCCAGTAGATTGCTGAGTGGTTCTTGGCTTACAACATCGGCTAGATTTTGGGCAGTGATGTTGATGTCCAGGTCATTGGCCAGTTTGATAAATGCATCCTGGCTGATTTCTTTTCGAGCATTGGTATCGTTGGCACGACCATTAAGGAACTGTACCAGACCTGACAGTTGCGCTGGGTTAGGCGTAGGTGCCATGCCCATGTCAACTTCGAATATTTTCATTATCTCTTGGCGCGGCCAAGTGCGGCAGCAGGAGGTTCAGCACCGGCTTCGGCGGCGGCAGCATCTAGTGCGGCATCTGCGCCCATGTCGTCGGCGGCAGCCATGTCAGCACCGGCGGCAGCCATGTCACCTGCACCTGCGGCAATATCAGCACCCATTGCACCAGCGGCAGCGGCGCCAGCAGGGGCCTGTCCTGTTACAACATTCAATGCGGCATCAAGTTGTTGCTTGGCACCTTGAAGATTTTGCACAAGTCCGGCCAAGGCAGCAGTGGCATCTTGATTGAATTGTGTAGCTTGGTCGATGCCAACTTGATTCTTGATTGAGTCAACCAAGGCAGGCAATTCTTTAAATTGCAATTCTGTAACATCTTCCAACATGCCTTGCATTTTGTCAACCATGTCTTGTGCAGCCAGGACCACCTGGGCTTGTTGAACTTCACTTTCGTTGAGTCTGCTCATTGCGCGACGCAGTCGGCTTTCGGCCTGCATCATTGCGGCACCGGCCACAAGTTTTTGTTCTTCGGGATTCAATGATTGACCAGCGGCAGACTTCTTGAGTGCGGCAGCCAATTTAGGATCTTTTGCCACTGCACCGGCCACTGCAGGTTGTCCACCAGCGGCAACAGCACCGGTAGCAGGAGCGGCAGTACCGGCCACAGGTGGCATTGTGGTTTCTTTTAGTCTGGCAGTTAAAGCCTGTTCCATCATGACCAGTTGCAAATATTTAGGATTTGTTTCACTGCGATGACGTGCTGTTGTGCCACGGTGTTCTTTCAGTACACCTTGTACCTTGATCAACATTGCACGAGTTTGATTGCGCGACAATTGATCAAAGCGAATACGTGAACCAAAGTAACTTTCGAATACTTTGGCGATTTGTTTACTTGGCTTGGGAGCCGCTAGTTCTTGCAGTTTCATTATTGAATCCTCTAATCTGTAGATATTTAGCCCGATTTACACATTTTTCTAATTCTGCGTCAACAGAATTATATAAGTCTATTTTGGGTTGAATTTTCATGTTTATGATTTCATAAAAACTCTCATGGCGTCCACGTTCGCCCACTGTCTTTCGACAGTATATGTCTGCGGCCAGGGCCTGCTTTTTACGGTCCAGCACCAAGATCAGGTTGCTTAGATTGTACTGTTGTTGGTGATCAGCAGTACACCAACTCATGGCTGTTTTTTTACTGCTAAAACTGTGTATTTCTCTGTCCCAGGTGCTGACTCTAGATCTTGTGCCGTCAGACTCAATGCAATACTTGCCAAATACCACAATACCGCCGTCGCCATTGTCAATGATTATAGACTCAATGTTGCGTTTTAATTCACGCTCAGCAAAATTCTCGAGTTTTTGATCACGGGTCATTTTATTACGTAGTGAGAGACCATATAGCCCAACGCCGCCATCAATACTCCAATGGATCCCACAGCCCAATTGAGCAGTTGATTGTTGCGTTGATTGTTCATTTGGCTTACACTATTTTTGACTTCCGCAACCATTTCACAAAGATGTGCAATATTTGCGCTCATTGTATTCATTTTGTCTTCCAAGGCGTTGTAGCGTTCGGCACACAATTCCACGTGTGCTTCAAGGCTTTTCTTTTCAATGTCAGTGGCTTCGATCATGATTACTCCAATGTATTATTTACCGCAACAAACCAAATGTTCTGACCTTCGCCATTAGTGGTAATAGTTGGCGCCAGGCTGGGCTGTTCCTTGAGATTCAGCATCATGGGCACACCTTCGCAGTCAAGTGCAAGTCCGGCCAAGGGATCTGGATCACCGTGTATTTCAAACACACCTTCGCTTTCACTTCGAAATTCAAATTCCCATACTCCATCTTTTTCAACAGGTACAGTAAGATCAGCAGGCTGTGTGCGCAAACTTATGATCTGTAGCAAGGTTTCCCAGTTGCGTTGTTGATTGCGTGAATGATTCCAGTCGTGTTGGTTGAGTACGGATTGTCCGGCCCGATCCATAAATGGAATTTCACTTGATCTGAAGTGCCCGGTTACGCCAGTAAAACTACAATCAAAAAGAGTACGACATACGATTTTCATTCTATGAGTATTTACGGCCAAAAAGAAACCCTGGAGTTTTTACGTCCAGGGTTGAGACAATCGCCTCAGGTGTCTATTAGGATACCAAAGAAGTGAATGTTGCCACGTTAGAAACGTTGCCAGTTGGGATACCAACGTTCAAGCCACCAGTTGCATTGGCTGTTTGAGCAGCCGCTACCAATGTTGCTGTGGTGTAAGCACCACTTGGGTAGATAGCAATGTTGATTTGACCAGTTGTGGGACCTGCTTGGTAGAACGCAATTGTTCCGCCTGCACCGCCGCCAGTGATGCCAGCGCCAGATTGGATTGCTTGGAACACGTTGTTCAAGTAACCGTTGACGTTACCTGCACTTGCCAAACTTGCGTTTGCTGTCAATGAGAAGAAGTCTAGCTTTGGGCCAGACAACATCACTGGGCCTTGGGCCGCGACGTTTGCTGTACCAGCGATAGAACCGTTTGCTACGTCCAGTGCAAAGACTGGTTGGGTAGTAC